CTCGCTTCGCCAGTCCAGCCCCTTCTGTGCTTCCTTCCGCACTCCCGCCGGGGGCGTGAAGTCGATGTGGTCATACCTGCCCATTGGGTGCTTCCGTCTTCGTGATCTCGGCCACCTTCACCGCCACAGGGTCATCAAACTCGCCTTCCTCCCACACGCTCACGAGTGCGGCGGGATCGTCTGGCGTCGCGGGCAATTCAACGTCGCCCAGATTCAGGACGCCCTCGGTCATCACGTGATCGACTTGGCCGACGCGACCGCCAGGCAACGTCACCCAATCGCCTTCTGCGATAGCGTCAGGCACGGCACGCGAGTCAGGCGAAACGTCGGGCGTCGCCGGTTCGGTGGCCGGCGGCGGCACGGGTGCAGATTCGGATACACCCGCGAGGATCGCCGTAATCTGTGCGGCGTTGATTGACGGGAACGACGCAGCAATCAAGGCCGCTGCGCCGTCCTTCGTGATGAGGCCAGCCGGCACCTGCGACACGATCGCAATCAGCCCCGTGATCTGCGCTCCGTTGAGCGACACGTCGGCGACCTGCGGAGCCGCGTCCGTGGCCGGTTCGCTGGCCGGTTGCGTCGCCGCATCCAGACCGCCCTCGACCGCCTGGCCGTCGATGCCGCTGCCGGGTTGCTGCTGCGCTAGCACGTCGCCCGCAGACGGGTCCGCACCCAGCGTCCCCATGTTCAGCGGACGATGCCGCTCGTCGCCACCCTCAACCGGATTCATGTCCTCTAGAGCGAGGATGTCATTGGTCGAAAGCACGCCGATGTCCCACATGCTGCGGTAGTACGCCGACCGGCTCGCCGCGTCACCACGCAACAGACCGCGAACATCGAAGGAAATCTGATAGCGGTCGCGTGCCGCGTCATCCGGCAGCAAGTCACGAGAAAATGCCGACTCCAACCGCCGCAGCCACGGAATGATCGTGTGCTGCACGAAGTCGATTCCGGCGTGCTCGACGCTGCCGGACGCACCGCCCTCTTGGAGAAGGTGCATCGGGATGCGGAAGAGCCGGGCGATCTCGGCCAACTGGTAGCGACGCAGCTCGAGGAACTGCGAATCGGTATTGCTGGCGTAGGGGATTTCGTAAGGCTTCAACCCGCCCGTCAGTACCGCCGTCTCAAAGGCGTTGTACGGGCCGCGATGCTTGCGATTCCATCCATCAGCCAACTCACGGCGGGCTTCCGCATTGAGCGGGTTGTCGGTCGAGAGAATGAACCCAGGCCTGGCACCGCCGCCGAAGAACCGCGCCCCGTGAATCTCGCACGCCCGAGCCAACGCAATCGCCTCGCGGCACTCCTCCGCGATGCTCTGCCCGTGCACGCCGTCATCGCTCGGCCCGCGAACGTGCAGGATTTGCTCTTGCGAGTAGACCGTCTGCCGCCCCTTCTCCTCCCGGTACGTGTACCGCAGGCGGTCGTTTTCGATAACGTCCACCTTCATCCGGCTGGGATGCAGCGGAATGATCTGGTCAGCGTAGCCCGACTCGCCAGGGCGAATCTCGCTTTCGCTGTCGCCCCACAACGCGACATGGCGAACCATCTGCTCACGCCATTCAAAACTCGTCTGCCAGGAGTTCGGACGATCATGCAGCCGCCGATACAGCGGCAACTCACGAGCCTGACGCTTGCCGCCGCTCGGCATCCGCTCGAGCACATGCAGCGGCAGGCTCGCCACCGTCTCGCTCAGAATCCGCACGCACGCGAACACTGCCGCGACCATCGTCGCGTTGTCGGCGTTGATGCGCACGCCGGCAGGACTGCGGCCACCGCCATCGTCATCCCACGCACGCTCCTCGCCGGGCAGCCACAAGATGCGGTTTTCGTTCGTCATATGAAGAATATTTCGGGGGTGGCTTCCGGCTTCTGTTCAGACCCGATCCAGCACCCGATGCCCTGGCACAGAGCCACGATGCCGTCGATGCGCTCGGTCGATTTCGCCTTGCTTGGGTAGATGTTGCCGAACCGATCCTCTTGCACCGCCACGTTTCCGGCACACCACGTCAATACCGGATGCCCAGCGTGCCGCACCTTCGCGTTGATAATCAGGTTTTCCAACGTCTTCGCAGGGGCCGACATCGCGCGGCCCCCCTGCGGATAGCCTTTCACATCCACCCCGTCCCCTTGCAGCATGTTCGCGAGCATCTGCCCGTTGAACTTCAAATCCACCGCCAGCGTCCGCACCTTGTACGTGTCGCAAATCTCGGCAATATCACGATGCAACACCGTGTAGTCGGTCACGTTGCCATCGGTCACGCGGATATGCCCGTCGCGAATCCACGAGAGGTAGTCCACCTTGTCCCGCTGGGCACGCTCCGCAGCATTAGCCTCGGGAATCCAAAAGAACGGCAGTACGTCAATCGAGCCGTCCTCCGGGTCTGGGCACACGAGCACCAGGGCCGAGAGGTCATACGTGGTCGCCAAGTCGAGCCCGGCGTACACAGGGCGGTCGCCAAAGTCGCGGAGCGGCGTCGCACACTGCTGCCACGACTCCGGCGACAACCAGCGGACGTCGGAGGAGGTCCAGGTGTTGAGCCGGTATCTCAGAAAAGAGTTCAATTTTGTCGGCGACTGCTCGGCCTCTTTGGCGTCCAGGGCGAAGTCGCCAGGCTTGATCGTCACGCCCCACGAAGGGTTTGCCTGCGGCCACACGTCCGGGGTTTTCCAGTCGGCTCCTTCCTCCATCTCGTAGATGCAGGAAAAGAACGTCGGGTCGTGCTGCCAGTTCGCCGCAACCGCCTTGGCGTACTTGTACTGCTCGTAGCAAATCCCCTTGCGGTCGTAGCCCGCCGTCGTGATCGACACGAGCAGCGGCTGCTCTCTGGCCGCGCCGCCGTAGCGGAGGGCATCCCAGAGGCGGCGATCCTTCTGGGCGTGCAACTCGTCAAACAGCAGCCCGTGGATATTCAAGCCTTCTGCACGGAACGCATCGGCAGACAGCACGCGATAGAACGACGCCTCTTTGCGGTACGCAATCGTGCGGCGGGAGTCGATGACCTCCAGCACGCGGGAGAGTTGCGGCGACGCCCGCACCATGCTCGCGGCCTCACGGTAGACCACCGAGGCTTGTTCGCGGTCCGCAGCCGCGCCGTAGACCTCGGCCCCGTTCTCTCCGTCCATGACGAGCAGATAGAGGCCGATGCCTGCGAGCAGCGTGGACTTGCCCTGCTTTTTCGCCGTCGAGATATACGCCACGCGGTAGCGGCGGGTGTTGTCGGCGAGCCGCTTCCAGCCGAACAACTCGCCGATCATCACCGTCTGCCATTCAAGCAGCGTGAACGGTTGGCCCGCGTGCTTGCCCTTGCTGTGCCTTAGCCAGCCTTCGAAAAAGTTGACAGCGTGCTGCGCGGCCTCGGGGTCGAAATAGTAATCAAGCCCCTGGCGTACGGCGTCGCTTCGCAGCGTAGGCGGCAACCGGGTCTGTTTCTTCCTGGGCATGAGTGCTTACCTGCGACCGGCTGCTCGGCGTCATGCCGAAGTCTTGCTGAATCCGCCGCAAGTCGTTGCGGAGCGACCGCTCATCGACGGCCCACGAGTGCGGCTGCGTCCACTTGATCCGCATCCGCCCGTCCGTGCGATTCGGGTCTGGCTCCATCATCACGTTGTCGCGGCCGAACTGCCTGCACTTATCCTTGGCCTCGATCCACTTAGACCATGTATGGCAATAAAGAGCCCACGCATCCACGTCGGCTTCCGTAAACACTCGCATTCGCCGCAGCGTCGGCACCGTCTCGTTCCACTTCTTGATGGCTGCGGCGTCGTCGGCAATCGACTCCGGCGGGTCGAGCTTGTCGAGCAGTTCGGGGGTCGGCTCGTCCGATGGCAGCGGCGCCTTCGACGGGTTGCCGCGAATGTATTTGAGAATCGACGGTTCGGGGGCGGGGCCGCGTTTTCCCATGGCTTACTCCTTCGGCTTGAGCCACTGGTCAATCACGGCACGAGCCACCGCTTCTGTCATTCGCGGCGGCACGCTCATGCCGATCATGTACTTTCCAATCCTATCATCCTTGGCGGCGTAATCGTCAGGGAACGACCCAAGTCTTTTCTGCTCTCGGAACGTCAAGCGTCGGCACTCGCTCCAATGTCGCACGCAATCCGTAGCCGTAATCGTGCATGATGGCTTTGATCGGTCTAGCCGCACGGTGTTAAATCCTGACGTTCTTCCCTCCGACCGCTGCACAAACTGCGCATACGACTTCCCAGGCTTCGTGCGGTGCCAGCACTTAAGGTCAAAGGCAGCGGGGGCTGTCTGCTCTCGTTCTTCGTCAGACAAGCAGCCAAGATCGGCACACGCTTCCCCCACCGAAACCCAGCGGTGTCGCGGCTTTAGTTCCAACAGCGTGTCGCTCACGTCCTCACGAACAGCGCAAAAAAACACCCGCTCTCGCCGCTGCGGCACACCGCAGTCGGCGGCGTTGATAAGGAACAGTTGCGACCTATAGCCAAGCGACGTAAATCGCTCCATCACAAGCTTCGTGTACCCGCGGGCGTTGCCCAGAATCATCCCTTTGACGTTCTCGGCAATCGCCACCCTCGGCCGCAGCCGCCCAACCACCTCGAGGTAATCAAAAAACAAGTCGGAAAGAACCTGCTCGGCCTGACCTTCCCGGAAGTGCTTCTTCTTGCCCCACGCGTCCTCGCGGCTTCCCGCCATACTGAATGTGGAGCACGGCGGCGACCCGTCAAGAATGTCAAGGTCAAACAGTTCGCTCGGTAGCTCCATCTCAAGAAGGTCGCGTATCGGGCACAGAAAGTAGTTTTTCGGCTTGATGTTCTTCTTGTAGTGCCATGCCATCTCAGGGTCGATGTCGTTCGCCGCAATGACGTCGCAGCCCGCCAGTTTGTATCCCAGCGACGATCCGCCGCCGCAGGCAAACGTAGACATGACCGAAACGCCTTGCCGCTCGACCGCCTCAAGGTCAGCCAGCGTCCACGCACATGCAGGCCGTGTGTCAGTTGAACTCAAAGCCACACGCTCCACACTTATGCGCAAACGTAAACTCGGTCAACTCAACCTCCTCGGAACTCGGCTCCGGCGGCTCCGTATCCTCGAGCAGCCCAGCCGCCGCCGCCATCTTGTCCTTAAGTTCGTTGAGTGCCTTGCCTCGCGTATCGTCCTCGGCAAGCAACGCGTCAAGCTTCGCCCGGTCAAGGTCGGCCATCGCGGAAAGCGGGTCGATAGTAAGCAGCAACTTTGCCGCCTCGGTTTCCGACACGTCGAGCACAAGCACAGGAACCACGGCGTCGTCAGCAAGTTCGGCTCGCAGGTGCCCGTCAATCAGCACGAGCGTTCCGTCGCCAGCCTCCCTCGCAATGAGTGCATCGGCAAAACCGATCTCCTCAAGCGCCTCGGCCACGGCGGCTCGCTGCTGCTCGGGATGAGTCCGCCAGTTCAGCAGGTTCGCTTTCAGGTCGGCAGCCCTAACGTTCCGCAGTTCCACAATTCGATTTGCAACTTTCATTCGTCGCCAACTCCAACAAGTTCACCACACCGCGGGCAGCGGCAATCGGCTGCGTTCGCTGATTCATCATCGCCGTTGTTTTTCTCTGCGCGCTCCGCTGGGATAATCCCAGCGTCAGCCGCCATGTCCTCAAACAGTTCGGCAAGCGACTGCTCTCCGGTAGCAACGCCACGAAGCAACTCGGACAAGGCCGTGGCGTTCGTGCCAGCCATCCCCGCCAGCGGGTCAAGCAGCAGGAGCAACTTGTCGGCCTCGGCCTCGTTCACGTCGAGGATCAGCACCGGCACGTCGCCGTCGCCAAGCGTCTCGGCACGCAGGTGCCCGTCGATCAGCATGAGCGAACCGTCGGGCAGTTCGCGGGCGAGGCAGGCGTCGGCCAGCCCGACCTCGGCCAAGACTCCCCGGAGGGCATCCTGCTGGGCCTTGGGGTGCGTCCTCCAGTTCTTCGGATTGGGCCGGAGGTCGCTTGCAGGCACCATACGGAGCGATTTGACGCGGTTTCGAATGTTCATGGGGGGAAACTATTCCTCGGGACAACGGGGCCGGAAATCGCGTTATAGGAGGTCTGGCACGGGGGGGGGCCGAAAACCTCCGGCCGCGCACGTTGGGG